GTGTTGCCATTAGTCGCTTACCTCGTTAGCTTGGCTATAAATATCAACACCGTAATCATCAAGCGAACCATCTCCCCATGAACCATCACCGGCATTGCCAACCGTAAATACTTTCGTCTTGCTTCGGCTACTAAACTTAATCCGATGAGATTGTCGAGCTATTATATCTCCGCCGTCATCTAATAAATCAAAAAACCCCTTCTTGATTTGCTCGATCATTTTGAGCATACTCTTTTCACGGGCCGTCAATTCATAGTCATCGAAGAAATCTTCTTTCAAGATCATAGCGGAATAATCAGCACATATAACTTGAACAGAATCGGGGCAAGACGAATCCCAACCGATTATAGTGCCGGGAGCATAGACGCCGGTAAATAAAGTCTTTAGCGTAACTGTTGCCCTATCAATTCGATTGCTAATGTCTTCTTCATCCCAGCCCTTACCGACAAGGGATTGTAGTCGATTATTAACTGCTTCGGCTTTTATCCAGTCGGCCATTATTTCACCTGTATTAGTAATCCTTTTCCGAGTAGATATTTAATCGTTTCTTTGCCAAGCCATTCGATCTCGGCTTGAGTTAATAGGTTGCCCGGCAATAGTTTTTTATTGTTTACCGATATTGGAGATTTAACGTGCAACCCTTTTGCGAGGGCTTCGTTTTCTTTTGGCTTTTCTGGTTGCTCTGGCTTCTCCGGCTCCGGCTTGTCTTCTTTACCCCATTTGTTTTCGATAAGGTATTCACCGACCTCAACGGAAACCTCAAGCGTTTTCCCTTTTTCTAATTTAGCATATTCTTTCTCAGTTATAATCCCTGAAAAATACTCATCGTATTTCGGTAACTTTTTCAGGATTTTTACAATCATGGTTTCGCCCATTATTGCCTCTTTCTTTTTAAATAGGGGCGGCGATTAAACCGCCCCTTATTAATTAGTTACTCACGTAAATAGACCCTAATTACAACACGGGTCGAATCATTCGTTTCCGTTGTTGCAACCGTTCGTATTCTTGCATAGGGCAAATCACATAAGGTCGCCGAAAAATCTTCAAAGCCGACGGCCGGTAAACTTGCTACTGCAGTAGAACAAATTAAGGTATCATAAGCCGCGGCCTGCCAATAAGCGGCAGTTGATGCGCTTGACCATGATCCTTCTAATATGACATGGCAATGTCCAGAATCCGATGCGGCCACCGAATCATACTGAACCCAAACCGCCGCATGAGCATATTTACCTGTCATAAATATAACAGATGTATCCGCCTCCGCTCCGACAAGCACAAAAGAATCACTAACGGCAATAGTCCAATTATGCTGGTCAAGTGCCGTCTGTGAAAATGCTGAACCTGTCAACATTAGCACGGCAAAGATCGAAATTAAAAATATCTTTTTCATTACAACCTCCCCTTATGCTAACGTGTCAATGAATAAGTATGCCGCAGTATTGGTAATGATTTTCGGATCTCTGCCCGGATCATTAACCTCAATCTTCTCTGTATTGTTACCCAGATCAGGTTGCGGAATACGATTCACATAGGTTCCGCCCACGCTAAAGTTCTTAGCCCAAGCCATTGATTTACGACCGACAGTCGGAGCAAGATAAAATACAATAACATTATCGCTCCAAATAGAAGTGAAAGTATGTCCTGTCTGTCCCTGTCTTGTAGCGTCATACGCTGACATGGCAATAAATACTTGAAGCCCAAATACGGCCGACAATTTATCAGCGAGCTGTTGAGTCCCTGAAGATAAATTAGCCTTGCCAACATATTTCAAGTATTCAACAATAGATGGGTTCTTATCAAGAGCAAGAGCGACGGCATACGGAATTATCATTGAGTTTGCGCCCTTTAAGCAACCCTCATAAACAATCTTCTTTGAATCGGCAACCTTGCCAATAGGATCGGAAACCCCGCCTACGTCATTCCATTGATCTCCGCCAACTAAGGTTTCAACCCTCGACAGCGTCCATGTCGGGATCAATAGGAGCATCTGAATTCTTGCGGTCTTTATCATCTACTAATTCATGTAACGCATGAACATTACAGAAATAAGATGATGTAGAGAGTGATCTCCGAATACCCTTTGAAGCGGTTTTCGGCGCACGTAATGTATCAATGTGTTTTATATCTTCCGTGCCATAGATATAATACTTGTCCGAATCTTTGCCGACTGTAACTGGCGGACAAACCAGATCAGCTATAAACGACTCGTTCCTATATGCAAGTGAAAACTCACTCAAGGGAACGTCTGTGTGCAACTCATTCCAGTGCGCTGGCATACGTCCTCCTTAGGCTTGAATTCCTGCATAGTTAAAGATTATGGTGATCAAATCACCTGCGGCGGCGGCTGTCTCTACTGCCACTCCACACTCCTCATCGGTACTCGCGGCGGCAATAACTCTGCCCGTTGCATCGGTCTGGAGCGTGTCGGCCTTAGTAACGGCGGCCCCAGCTTCAGCAAGAGTAACGCCCAACACACAAACCCGAACCGCTTCACCAGCGGCAGAAGCCGAGTTCTGGGCTATACCGAATACTATTTCTCCGGCAGACGAACAATCAGCAACTTCACCGTCTGATTGCCCCGCGATTGTAACCGCTTCGTATTGGCTAACGGCGGCGGCAGACTTCATAGTCATACAAATCTGCTGACCGTCATACGAACCTGAAAATGCCATAATTCACGATCTCCTTATTCGTTTGGATATTTCTCTATGGCCTTAGTATGACATTCTGCAAAGGCTGTTCTCCACTCTGGAGTGCTTGCCTTAGCGTCCGGGAAATCTTCTTTCATTAGCTCGTCAATATATAATTGACGATTAACCTGTAAATCGGAAGCCCCGTCATATTTCTTAGGCCGTTGCTTGGTTTTATCTTCCTCGTTGGGATCGATGGTCTGGAGCCTTTGCTCTTTAGGAACTCGCGCCTTCATCTGATCCATGAAAGCAACAAATGCCTTGACCTTCGTCCCTTTAATCTTTTCTGAAAACTCTATTTCCGTAGTATCATCTGCGGATAGAATCTTCATAAAGTTAAGGAAAAATTCTTTCTCCGGCGGAAGTAATTTACCTTCGGTATATAACCGCTGATAAGTCGTCTCCGCTAATGTCGTGAATTCGCTTCGCTTAGATTCGTCAATCGTCTTATTTAATTCTACAATCTTAGCGTCTTTATCGGCGAGTTCTTGCTTGCGCTTTCCCTCGTCTTTATCCGTCTCGATTGTAGCTTTAAATTCAACAACTGCTTTCTCTGTCGCTATTCTCATCTTCTCGTCAAATTCAGCTTGTGTAAATTCTAATTTTGGCACAACACCTTCTCCTTCGGTTTTAATGTTATCGCTGAAAGACGAATTAAATTTATCGTCATCTATTGATATTAAGGTCATTTTCTTTTTCTTAAATGCCGGATCGCTTAATCCTTTGACTTGAGGCGGGGCCGCGCCTAAAAACGTAACTGCTTTAAAATAAGGCCAGTAAAACTTGCCTTCATATTCCAGCTCGAATATTTCGATTGATCTGTTTATATATTCTTTGGCGCGAATTCGATCAAGAAACTTTTTGCCCATGTCTTCAAGGATCGCATATAAAACATCACCGCGCCTAAATATTTTAGATACCCAACCCATTGCCGGGCCTGCCTGTGAATGATCTAAAGTAATGGGAGCCTTGAATATCGAAGTGTCATAATTATCAACAAGCTCATCAATATCTTCTGTTGACCATGTGCCTTGTGGATAATCCCCAGCACGAAAGACATCTATAATCGGATTGCTTGAGGATAATAACGTATCCATCCATTCGTCATTGTCTTCAGAGAATGCAACCCATCGGCTATTATCTCCGGTTTTAATATAATGTTTGCCAACCGCCGCCCATGCGAAACCGGTAGCCTCTTCAACTGTTGCCCCCTTTAAGATCGCGGCCTCATAAGTATCAAGCCATATTTCAAGAGCTTCATCTGGAATTAGTTCAAGGCCGATATCATGGATGAAAGATCTGGCCTTATCTACAAACCCTGCAATACTAAAGGTTGTCCACTTATCAGAATCATATTCAAGTCGCTGAACCTTACGAGGGCCGTTTGGGATTTGTTGCCCAGAAACAACATCTAAGAATAATCTCGGTATCTTTTTAATTTTAATAGACTCTTCTTCAAAAGTAGAACGCTTTTCAATTGGATATTCTTCTATCATTATTTATCCCTCCATCTGAATATCATTCCCAACATAAGCACAAGACATATCGCGGCGGGAATTATTAATATATATCCGATATAGCTCATTTAGAAGCCCTCCGCTTTTGGGTGAATGTCCACTGGTCATTGCATTGTATATGGGGCAAGCCAATATCACGGGCCTGATCGACCGTATAAGGATTCTGGGCGGCTATATCTGAACATATAGGACAAGAAGAAGGATCAACCAAGAAGTAAGCCTCAAATTCTATTCCCGTCGAATCTATCATCTTGAAAGCGGCATGATGTGCGGCATTAGATAGTTCTGTCTGAGCTATCATGTGCGCCCGCCACGGTTTCATCTTAGTAAACGTTTGAGATAACGTCCGCCTCATATCCGCATAATCGAAACCGACATCGGGCCAGCCCGGTATCTTATTGCTTAATAATTTACGGGTCGTCTCTGCTACTCCGTCCATCGTTCCCTTACCATAGAAATTGCTTGCCAAGTAATCATTCTTAATCTTCTGGAAAGTCGAAAACCTTAATTTTTCATCAAGATTACCCAGTCCGAATAGTTTAGCAAAGTGATGAGTCGTATTATCTATATTCTCGCCTATCATATCACCAAGCAATATCCCCCGCGATCCCTCAAACTCTAAACGGACAGCCTGATCTATAAGCCCCTGCATGGGTGTTGACAATTCCATTCCCTGAAATATTTGTGTTTGAATAGCAACGAACATCTTCTGGATAGTATCGTAGAACTCATCATACAATGATATATTAGTTGCGACATCAAATTGCG